ATATAGTTATTCCATATCGCCCAAGAGAGCTACAGAGGCAGATACATGAGGCTGTAGATAACAACAGGTTTACTGTCGTAGTTGCACATAGAAGATTCGGCAAGACTGTTAGTGCAATCAACCATCTCATAAAGGCTGCCATTGAGTGCCAGAAACCAAACCCACGATTTGCCTATATTGCTCCGACTTATGCACAGTCCAAACGTGTGGCATGGGATTACCTGCTGGAATTTACTCGTCCTCTTGGGGCTGTTGCTAACATCTCAGAGCTTAGAGTTGACTTTTGGGGTAGGCGCATTAGCCTGTACGGTAGCGATAACGCTGATAGCCTTAGGGGGCAGTATTTTGATGGCGTTATTCTTGACGAGATAGGCGACCAAAACCCTAAGATATGGAATGAGGTCATACGTCCAGCACTAGCGGATAGGAATACTGACGCTGAACCTACATGGTGCTTATTCATAGGCACACCGAAAGGTAAAAATCACTTCCTCGATTTCCGCGATAGAGCCAAGACTGCTGAAGGATGGGCACTATTAGAGTTTAAGGCTAGTGAGACAGGGATTCTTAGCGATAAGGAGCTATGGGCTGCTCGTCAAGAGATGGGCGACGATAGGTATTTTCAGGAATTTGAGTGCAGCTTTGATGCCGCTATTCAAGGGAGCTACTATGGTCAGATTATCAACGATCTTGAGGCGAAGAACCGAATCACCACTATTGAGCGTGATGACTTATGCCGCTCTTATGTTGCTTGGGATTTGGGCATTAGTGATTCTACTTCTCTGTGGGTTGCTCAGGTGGTCGGAAAAGAGATACGGCTCATTGACTTCGTCGAAAACCACGGAGTCGGTCTGGACTGGTATGTATCGTGGTTGCGGGAACACAAGTATGACAAGTACGAACAGTTCCTCCCACATGACGTTGAAGTCCGAGAATTAGGCACAGGAAAGAGCCGTAAAGAGGTTTTACAGGAGGCTAGTCTCAATATAACAGTCGCTCCTCGTTTATCGATTGCAGACGGCATACAAGCCGTTAGAAGGCTATTGCCACAATGCTGGTTTGATCATAAGACTAAGGCAGGTCTGGATGCTCTTAGGAACTACCGTAGAGAGTATAACGAGCGTCAACAGGTGTTCTACGACAAGCCGCTACACGACTGGAGCAGTCATGCTTCAGATTCTATGCGGTATCTAGCGATAAGTCTTGACGAAACAGATGGTTCGTGGTCAAAACCATTGCCAAATAATATTAAATGGGTTGTATAATAAGCAAAATTTAGTAAGGGGCTGTTATGCTCGATTCAGGCACAATCAAGGGAATACTTGAGAATGAGATAGACAATGCTATTGGTTATCTGGACACAGAGACCATTGAGCAGCGCACTAAGGCATTAGAGTATTATCTTCGCAATCCATACGGCAATGAAGTAGAAGGTCGCAGCCAGATCGTAACTGGAGAGGTCGCCGAAGCAATAGACGGAGCATTGCCGCAGCTAATACGCACGTTCACCACAACTGAAGATATTGTCTATTTTGAGCCTAAATCGCCTGGCGATGAAGAATCGGCTAAGCAGGCTACGGATTACTGTAACTGGGTGTTTTACCGTGAGAATGATGGCTTAATCATCCTGCATAACTGGTTTAAAGATGCTCTGCTACAAAAGACAGGCATTGTTAAGTCGTACTGGGATGAGCGAGTAGATGTACGCAAGGAAGAATATGGAAATCTAAGCGAGGATGAACTAGCTCTATTGCTGTCGGATCAGTCGCTTAAAGTTGTCAAGCAAGAAATAGAATACACAGAGCAGCAGGATATGATGGGTAATATCATTCAGATACCATCGTATGAAGTGTATGTACAACGTACAGAAGAATCAGGTCAGGTAAAGATTGAGAACATTCCACCAGAGGAGTTCTTAATTGCCAAGTCAGCAAGAAACGTAGAAGAATCTGTATTCGTAGCTCATCGTCGATTGTTGCCACGTAGTGATTTGATTGCTATGGGTTACGACAAGGATATTGTTGACGATTTACCGACATACAATGATTTAGAGTTCTCTGAGGAGCGAGTAGCTCGTTTCCCTGATGGTGAGCAGCCAGACCAGAATACTAGCTTAGACTTCAGTATGCAGACGCTAGAGGTCTATGAGTGCTACATCCGTATTGACGAAGATGAGGACGGTATAGCTGAGCTACGTCGTATCGTTTACTGTGGTTCAGAGATACTAGAAGATGAGGAGTGTGACTACGTTCCATTCCATTCAATCTGTCCAATTCCAATACCGCATAAGTTTATCGGGCAATCATTAGCTGATCGAGTCATGGACATTCAGCTAGAGAAATCAACGATTACACGTCAATCTTTAGACAATATGTACCTGACGAATAACGCTCGTATTGGAGCAGTTGACGGTCAAGTAAACATGGATGACCTGTTAAATGCTACGCCTGGTGGCATTATCCGTATTAAGAATCCTAATGCTTTGGTTCCACTAACGGTACAGAGTGTCTTTGGTCAGGCTATGCCGATGCTAGAGTACCTAGACCAAGTTCAGGCTAAGCGTACTGGTGTTAATGAGGCTCAGCAGGGTCTTGATCCTGACGTTCTATCGAATGTTACTGCGGCTGCTGTTGCTGCGATGATGAAGTCTAATAGCGGAAAGCTAGAGTTAATCGCAAGGATTTTTGCTGAAACAGGTGTTAAGAGTCTGTTCAAGGGTATCTTGCATCTGATGACTAAGTATCAGAACAAGCCTAAGATTATCCGTATGCGTGGTCAGTATGCGACGTTTGATCCTCGTACATGGGCTAACGAGTACGACATTAGCGTTAATGTTGGTCTAGGTTCAGGTGATAGAGAGCAGAAGCTAACGATGCTACAGATGGTCTTAGCAAAGCAGGAGCAGATTATTCAGCAGTATGGACCAGCAAACCCATTGGTTAGCGTAGGTCAGTATCGCAACACGTTAGCCAAGTTCATTGAGGCTGCTGGCTTTAAAGACGCTAGTGAGTTTATGAATGAAATTACGCCAGAGCAAAATGCTGCGTTATCTCAGCCACAGCCTCCATCCCCCGACGCACAGGCTCAGGTTGCTGAGATGCTGGCTCAGGTCGAAAGAGAAAAGACTCAGGCTAAAGCTCAGATTGATGCGGCAAAACTTGACCTTGAGAGGCAAACACTTGAAGCCGAATATACCCGAAAGGGCATAGAGATGCAGATGAAGAATCAAAAGGATTCTGCTGAGTTACGGATTAAAGAAGCTGAGTTAGCAGTTAAACAATTGCAAGCTGTACTAGCGATGGATTTAGCTGATGAGGATACGAAGAACAAGCAGACCGAGTTAACGCTAAAGGCTCTACGTGAGCTAGGTACATTAACTAGAGGTATGGCGTGAAGAAATCAGACTGGGCGATTAACCTATTAAGAGACGATTACTTCCAAGAGATGCTGGAAGAATTGCGAGGTATAGAGATAGCTAAGTTTTTAAATAGTGGCTACGGAGACATAGAGGGACGAGAAGAAGCGTATCTACGTTTACGAGTCTTAGAGAGTATAGAAAATCATATTCAAGGGTTAGCGGATCAGAAGCTAATTGATGAAAAAAGATTAAAGATTTTGTAACCCGAATCGGGCGGTTCCCGATATAATTAAGGAAACATAAATGAGCGATACTCAGAACACGACACCCAATGAGGGTAGTGGTGAGTTGACGGTAGAAGGTGCAGCTAACGCTTTCTTGGGCTTAATGGGTGGTGAAGAAGGCTCCGAACAGGAACAACCGGAACAGCAGCTAGAAGCCAACGAAAGCGATGCCGAATCAGATGATTATGAGTCTGAGGTAGAACAAGAGGATGACGGTGAGGAGCAAGAGCAGCCCACGTATCGAGTCAAAGCAAGTGGCGAAGAACGTGAGGTAACGCTTGATGAGCTTATCAAGTCTTATCAACTTGGCACGGATTACACCAAGAAATCGCAAGCTGTAGCGGAAGAACGTAAGGCAGTTGAAGCCGAGCGTCAAGCAGTTCAAGAAGCCAAGCAAATGCGCGATACGTACGCACAGAGACTTGAGATGATTGAGCAGATGCTTCAGCCGCAGCAAGAAGAAAACTTAGAGTACCTGAAAGAGACTGATCCTATTGGATACTCTGTAAAGGTAGCTGAGATGGTTCAGAGAGAGAAGCAACTAGCTGCTGTACAGGCTGAGAGATACAAAATCAATCAGCAACAGGAGCAAGATAGACAGGCACAGATGCAGCACGTAGTGGCTGAGGAAATGCAAAAACTGTCTGCTGCTATTCCTGAATTTACTGATCCTGCTAAGGGCGAGGCTATCAGAAATGATATTCGTACTTTCGGCAAGCAGTTAGGATTCTCAGATCATGAGCTAGCGTCTGTCTATGATAGTCGTGCGGTTCTAACTCTATATAAGGCTATGCAGTACGACAAGCTAGTAGCTAGTAAGCCTGAGATTACCAAGAAGGTAAATCAAGCTCCTAAAGTTATGAAGCCTGGCGTATCTCAAGGTCGTGATAACGGCTCTGAGGAAATGAAGAAACTTAAAGCGCGAGCTAAGCAGTCCGGTAGGGTTGCAGATGCCGCAAGTGTATTTGAACGATTTATTTAGGAGTGAATCATGGCAATTTATAACGCCCACACCGCGATTGGTCAGCGCGAAGATTTGACCGATGTTATCTATAATATCAGCCCTACGGAAGTGCCCTTCATGTCCAGTATTGGCAAGACTAAGGCAACGGCTGTTTACCACGAATGGCAGACTGACTCGTTGGCTGCTGCAACTACGGCTAACGCTGCGGTTGAAGGTGCTGATGCTTCTGACGCTACTCTGTCGCCTACAACTCGTTTGGGTAACTATACTCAGATTCTGCAAAAGACTATTAAGGTCTCTGGCACTCTGGATACTGTTAATAAAGCAGGCAGAAAATCTGAAAAAGCTTATCAATTAGCTAAGGCATCACAGGAGCTAAAGCGAGACCTAGAGACAATCATGCTGGCTAATCAAGGTCGTGATCAAGGTTCGTCTAACTCTACAGCACGTAAGATGGGTTCATTGCTGTCGTGGATTAAGACTAACTCAGATGTTGGCGCTACTGGTGCTGACCCTACTACTATCGGCGTATCAACACGTTCTGACGGTACTCAGCGTACATTTACTGAGGCATTGCTAAAGACTGTTGTGGCTGAGGTATTTGATTCGGGTGGTATGCCTACTGTTCTGATGGTTGGTTCGTCTGGTAAGCAGAAGGTATCGTCGTTTTCTGGTATCGGTGCAACACGCTTTAACGTAACTGGTGCTAAGCCTTCGACAATTATCGGTGCTGCTGACATTTACGTTAGCGACTTCGGTAACTTGGCTGTTGTTCCTAACCGTTTCATGCGTACTCGTGATGCTTTGATACTTGATCCAGAATACGCAGCAGTAGCGTATCTGCGTCCATTCCAGACTAATGAGCTTGCTAAGGCTGGTGACTCCGATAAGACACAACTGCTCGTCGAGTGTACTTTGGAGATAAAAAACGAGGCTGCTCATGGCATAGTGGCAGATCTTAACATGGCACTATAACGTAATTTAATATATTCCCCTGGGCTTCGGCTCAGGGGATTAACTGAAAGGACTCCTTAGTGAACTTTCGTAATTCGGTAGTACATGCGGACGGTGATGGCGGTATCATCATTGAGACTAAACAAGACGTAACAGATATTCTTGAAAGGAATAAGGTTCTCCTAGAGATAGATAAAGCCAGACAGAAAGCTCCTGATGAATTGCATTTAGTGGCATCTATTCCGTTTACGGTGATAGACGAACTAAACAAGATGGGAGTTATGAGAGGGTTTACCGTGTTAGACCAAAAGGCTCTAAATGCGTGGTTAAATAAACCTGAGAATGAAGTCTGGAAAACGTATCGAGGAAAACTTTAATGTCTGCCAAGAAGAAGAAAAAAGGTTTAACGGTAGGTGTATGTGTACCTGCTAGAGATGAAGTTCATACAGGGTTTGCGTTTGACTTCGCTAAGATGGTTGGTCACGATGTTAAGTTTCGTTGTGGTAACGATGACAACGGACTGAAGTTATACACAATGGCGGGTACTCTGATATTCGACCAGAGAGAAGGATTAGTAAAGGCTGCATTATCTGAAGGTTGTGATGCGGTTTTGTTTATTGATTCTGATATGCGGTTTCCTAGCGACATTATCAGCATTATGCTGAGTCGTGATGTACCGATATTAGGAGTTAATGCAGTAACACGTAGAAAGCCTGTTTTAAGTACGGCTCTTAACTTAGAATTAACTAAGGATGAGGAGACAGGTGAGATTAAAAAGACTCGTTGGTTGAAGGTTGATTCTCGCGGCAAAGAAGGTATCGAGCAGGTAACGGCGGTAGGTTTTGGTGTAACGATGATCCGCAAAGAAGTATTTGAAAAGCTAAAGACTCCGTGGTTTGATGCTCAATGGAGTCCTAGAGGGATCATAGGCGAAGATGTATTTTTTTGCTTAAAGGCATTAGACGAGGGTATTCCGACGTATGTGGATCACGATTTAAGTAAGTATATCGGACACATAGGCACGCACGAATACCGGTGGGAAGATGTTGGCGAAACGGCTATATCAGATCATAACGCAGGGAAATAATTATGGCATTGACGGATTACAGTTCGCTAAAGACTTCGGTAGCAAATTATCTGGCTCGTAGTGATTTAACGACTCAGATACCGGACTTTATCCGTCTTGCTGAAGAAAGGCTCGCCAGAGACCTTAGAACACGCAAGATGCTCGTCGTAGCTCGTGCTAATACCACAGCAGGTGATTCGACTGTTGGCTTGCCTACGGACTTCCTAGAGATGCGTGATATGCATTTAAGGACTACGCCGGTTCAATCGCTAACGTATTACTCTCCTAATGCGTTTTATGCTGGCTCAAGAACGACTGATTCGGGTCAGCCATTAGATTACACAATTCTAGCGAGTGAGATTCAATTCGCTCCTATTCCAGACACAGCTTATAGCGTTCAGATGTTGTATTACGCTAAGCCTCAATACCTGTCTGATACAAACATAACCAATTCATTCATGGCTAATTATCCTGATGCTCTGCTTTATGCGGCACTAGGTGAGGCTGAACCGTATTTAATGAATGATGCAAGGCTACAAACATGGGCTGCTTTGTATGATCGCTCTGTTTTAGCAATTAATACTGCCGACCAGTCTAGCGAGTATGGCGGTCAACCAATGTCAATGTCTTATACGAGGTAAATCATGGCTGAAATGAGTAACCACCTAGAAAACGCTCTTATTAATGCAGTTTTGCGAAATACGAGCTACACGAGTCCTACAACAACTTATCTAGCGTTATATACGTCTGATCCTACTGATGCTGATACAGGCACAGAGATTACAGGCGGCTCTTACGTTCGTCAGGCTATTACGATGGGTGCTCCTAGTAATGGCACGTCAACGAATAGTTCTGCGATTGAGTTCCCACAAGCGACTGCTGACTGGGGTGTTATCTCTTACGTAGGTATTCGTGATGCGGTAACTAGCGGCAATCTACTGTTTCATACAGCGTTAGATGCAGCTAAGACGATTAATAACGGTGACGTATTTAAGATCACAGCGAGTAATCTTAGCGTTCAACTTTCGTAAGGGGTAATTAAATGTCAACAATTACTCTACGTAGCGTTAAAGGTTCGGCTCTTAGTTTTACTGAGGTTGACAATAACTTTACTAATCTCAACACAGATAAATTAGAAGGTGTTACTTCTAGCGTTGACGGTGAATTAACGCTATGGAGCAGCACTACTGGTAAGGTTCTCAAACGAGCAACTATCACAGGTTTAGTTAAGGCTACGGCTGGTGTAGCGACTACTGCGACTGCTGGTACTGATTATGTAAGTCCAACAGGTTCAGAGACTCTAACGAATAAAACGCTGACTAACCCTAGTGTCAATAATTACACAGAGGGCGTGGTTGCTATCGGTACTGTCACAACTGCTAGCACATTGTCATTGACTAACGGTACAGTTCAGACAGCTACGCTAACAGCTTCTACGGCTTGTACATTCACGATGCCTACTGCGACTGCTGGTAAGTCATTCATTCTATTGTTAAAGCAAGCAGCATCAACTGGTAACGGTACGGCTACGTTTACTGGTGTTAAGTGGGGTACTGCTGGTGCTCCGACTATTACGGCTGCGGCTGGCAAGATGGACATTCTTACTTTTGTGGCTGACGGTACTAACTGGTACGGCTCTATCGCTCAAGGTTACACACCATAAGAGGTAAATATGTTTGCTTTTACTAAATTGATGCAAGCAATGAGTAACGCTGTATTGCCTCTAGAAGTAGATTTTCTTGTTATTGCCGGAGGTGCGGGCGGCGGTGGAGATTTATCAGGAGGCGGCGGTGCGGGGGGTTATCGTACTTCCGCTG